GGTTTTTCAAAATCGACAACGTCGTCGGGTCTCGTGTCCTGAGTTAGTTTAATCATTCTATATCCTAAGAATAGTATCAAATAGAAGTATTAGTATAGGTATTATTTTAAACCGCTGCAAGGAGCTTGTTATCGTTTGCATCGAAGTACTTATCGGTAAGTTCTTTAAACATATCGTTTGTAAGTTGCCATTGTGTAACTACGCCAGTAACTGGCGTTGAATTTCTTGGGGCTTGATGAAGTCGCTTACGTTCTTTACTTACTCCACAACGCTCTGCTTTCTTTATAAACTCACGTTGAGACATACGATCTTCTGTTAGTACTGAATATACAACTCGTAAATGCTCCATTGGTATTACTGAGTGGGGCCATTGAGATTCTGCAATCCACTGCTTTACAAAACGTTGTGCGGTTGTAATTTCTTGTGCTTGCATAACATTAGTTACGCTAATATCTAGAATCTCTGTAAAGAAATTAAGGTTGTTGTTACGCACTGCTGCAAAGAACTCTTCCATTACTGACATGGTGACTTGAGCCATCTGTGCTTTAGCGTTGTTAGCGATAGGTGTACGCACAAGTTGTTTGTTGACGTTATAATTTCGTAACAATGCTGCAAATTTGTGTAGCTCAGTGCTGATGTCATCGATGCCATCGATAACTTCTGGGTATACATGCTCTAGTTTTTGTTCTTGTCTCGGAGCGATGTTGTACCGACGGTCGCCTTCTTCAATTTTTACAGCATCCATACGGTTAGTAAGGAAGATAAAGTTAGTGAAGTTAGGCATCTCTACCTGATTAGAACGCATTGCACGGATAGTCATTGTGTTCTCTGTAATAGCGTTCTTGAGTTTGTCAGCAATTTTCATGGTTCCTGCGTTAGCTGATGCCATATGGAATTCATCAACAACAAGGAACAGTGCTTGCCTCATATAGAGATTGAATTGCTCTTCAATGTTTTGTAATGCACGCATTGGTACATGCTCTACACCAAACAGTGGCCGGAGTACTTTTGTATAGAAGATACCTTTGCCTGTACCAGGCACACCTTGCAGTACCCACGCAGTCATTGCTTTGCGTTTGGTTTGAAAGATGTATGCTAACCAGTTAGTAAAGTGCTCAACCTCAAGGCTTTGTCCGCCAAGTATGTGTGTTAATAGTTTGTAGATTAAAGGGCAAGAGCTCGCGATTTTATGTGCGTCACCCATGCTTAGTTGTTCGTGGTACGCACGATCTAACATATATTCTGTCTTGCGGAACATGTTGATGTAATACGGAACATTAGTAAGGTTAACTGAATCTGAGTTTGATGCTGGATCAAAAACAACCTTACCATCTGGAATAAAATCAGGTTTGCTGCGACCGTGTGATCGCATGAACCCTTCAATACTTGATGCTGCACAAGGTACTAACGGGAACTGTTCGGTAAATTGATTAAGATTTGGGTCAAAAATACCGTTGTAATGTGTGTCTGTATCGTAGTCTCTTAGTACAACTGGGAAAGTAGCTCGACCTTCTTTTTCCATTTCTTCTTGGTAATGATCAAATAGTGTCTTGTAGAAGTCGGGGTCAGCTTTTTCGATAGACCAGATAGGTTCGCCTTTAAAGTTAAACATATACGTTGGGTCTTCGAGCTTAAAGTAATAAGCGTTGCTGTCTCCACCGTTGACATTACATCGTATGTACGGAGGGTTTGTATCGTCAGTAATCTGGATAGACATTCTGTCAGGGTTTTCTAGGATTTCTTCTGACTTGTTATCGACAGTGGCGATTGTTAGTCGTTCTTTTTTAGCATTAAAGCCACGTTGTACACGCAGTTTGTTTTTGTGTGCATTACTTTTTTGATGCACTACTTCAGGGCTGATATCGCTCATTAAAGAAGCAAGGTCTAGTGTTTCTGTAATACCGGAAACACGCACGACCCGATCAGCAGGGGAACTGAAAGGGTCGTGGGTTCCGTCTTCAAAGGTAGGAGGAGCGATGAAGATGAGTTTTGAATTGTCTGCTACGCTAGCATCTAGTGGGAACTTAAGAGAATGTCCGTTAGAGGATAGTCCTAGTTGAGATGCAAACAGTTCTGATTCAAAATTAGCTGCTTGTAGCCACAGTTTGACTGCTTTTGCAGGCATAGCGTGTTCTAAAAGCATAAATATATGTAAAGATACTTTGTCTCCTTTAAGACCTAAGCTTGATGATGCTTGTGCAATAAAGCTGCAGTCTTGTAATGCCGGTGGTAATTCACGTAATACAGTTTTTGCTAGTTTACTGACAGCTATTGCGTCATAGGTTTTAAGATTTGTATGGTCTGGCAATGTAATGCCGTCAATATCTAGTACGAGCAGATTGGAGTATGCAACGCGGTTCGTTTTACCTGCTCGCGATTCGTTGGTTAATGGTCGTTTTAAGTCACCTTTTAATAGACAGTGCCCTTTGTTACCTTCATCGAGGATGAGGCGTTCTAACATGGCTAAGCCAGTATTATCTAAAGGTATGTTGTGCTCGTGAGATGTGACGCTTTTTACATGGGGGTATGGTGTAAATCCATTTTTTGGACAGTGTCTTTTGCTAAGCCGTTGTCCGTTTGCGGCTTCTAAAAACGTTAATTGCATGGCTCCTCCTACAGAGCGAATAATAATACCATAGGTATTATTTATTTAGTAGGAGCGTTTTTGTCGAATATCTCTTGTCGATCAATCCTGATCTCGTTACCAGCTTCGAATGTTAAACGAACTTGGTTCCTGTCAACCTTTGACACTTTTAATGTCGCCAAAACGCCGTCATCATCGTTGTGGATGATGATTTTTTCATTAATCTTCCGTGTTAGCACTAATCTAGACATCTAATTATTTGCTATACCCTTTGTCGTAGCCTCCCTCGGCATCAAGAGGAAGGTCTGGTGCCCAAGCTGGAGGGACACACATGTGTTTAATAAGCTTCGCCATTGTAACATCTGGATTATTAGCTTGGCTAATTAAAACGATCTCATCGTGTACTGTTAAAACTACGTCAGCATCGAGATCTTTATCCGATTGGATACGTAACATCGCGTCTGTAACGATAAGTCTGGATAGGGCTTGTACTACGTTTTCTGTGATGCGCCCTCCCCACGTTTGTTCTTCGTTACGGGATGTATAAGTTAACTGTCCTCCTTTATATTTTAGATCGTTGTAGTGAAGGGCTAAACCATTAGGTAAGCCAATTTTTTTATTGTTAAAACTTAAACACCGCCAAGCTTCGTGGTAGTTACAGTTGATGGTGTTAATAAGTTTAAGTTCTAATTTGGTCCATAAATCTTGTATACCTGGGTATGTACTGCGGTATGTGTTTACAACGTTTATCGCTTCCGTGTCGCTGAACTTCATGGGTGGACCCATCGCTCCTGTTTCTAACGTTGATTGAAACTTCTTGGCACCCATGCCGTAGCCAAGACCTAACACTGCGGTCTTACCTACAAAACGTTCAAGGGGGTGATCATTTTTATTTATAGGACGCCTATAGATGACAGATCCGAGGTTGCTATAAATATCTTCGCCGTTTCTAAATTGCTGCAGCAAGTCTTGTTCATCAGCTAACCAGGCTAACATGCGTGCTTCGATGTTTGATAAGTCAGCAACAAAGACTAATTTACCTTCAGGTGCTTCTAATGCTGTGCGTAACGGAGACTTACGTGGCATATTCTGCATATTAATTTTTTCAGTGCCGCCAAAGCGACCTGTATGCGCAGCGTAATAGCGCAGTGGCACACTGATTGTGCCGTCCTCGTGCCTGGCATCTATGAAACGTTGTGCTCTAGTCTCATTGATACGGCTTTTGACTGCGCGTCTTGCATCCCATACATGCTTAAATTGTGGGTACATGTTTTGTAGCTGAGTATAAGCTTTGTCACTTTTACCTAGTGCAGGTATATTTTTGCCAGTAGTTGGGCTTCTTTTAGTGGGTGGTACAAGACCAAGTTCTAGCTCGATGTATTCAGCAAACTGTTGGTTTGAACTGAGCACTTTGCGGTCGATACCTGCTGCAGCTATTGCTGCTTCACTGTTGTAGATTTGTTCATCACGAAACTTGGTTAGAACTTCGAGGTTCGCGGTTAGTTTTGGTTCGCAGAACATACGACACGTCATGTCGATGAGCTCTAGCTCAGTGAGTGGCATTTTGTTAATCATTTTCCTATATAAAGCATAAGTAAGATCTACATCTTGTATGCAATAACCACCTAGCGCTGCTTCTGTTTCGGGGTCTAAGTCATAGATACCTTTTGCATCGATGAGCTCTTCGCCTTTACGCATAGTTTCATCATCTGGGAATTCACGTATAGCGCAGTCTTTTAGACGGGCCGACTGGCCTGGCGCTAAGGCGCGCGCCATAGATGCTGTGTCTACATAGAATTTAGGTATTACACCGTAGTGCCTGGTTAATATGTAGCCATCAAAGGGGGTGTTGTGACATATGAGGGTCGCGTCGCTCCAATCGATGTCATGAATCGCGGCTTCTGCTTCGTCTTCGCCGTACCATTCTGTTTCATCATGATCGATCTTGATGCCAACGCCCCATACTTTGAACTTCTCGTGGCGGACATAGTCCATTGTGGTGAGTTTGGTCAGAGACACTTTAGTGTCGAAGTATGTTTCAAAGTCGAGGGTTACTAGCATTAGCATTCCTCTTCTGATCAATTTGTTTTTGAGTTGTGGTGGTGTGACTGTTAAAAGATTTTTTATCTGGTCTAGCTACACCTGTAGGCAAGTAAGTGATTTGCCCACCTCCTTGTAAGTAGGTATTGATATGTTGTTGAATTTTTTTACGCGCAATTTTGTTGACGTTCGACATACCTATTGACATTAAAATGGCGCTCCATTGCATTCGTGTTGTGCGTAGATTTCGTTTTCAAGGGTTCTGTAACGCGACACAAGCTCTTTGTATGCTTCAGGCATACGAGACTTCATCCATACAGTTGTGTATGTATGGAACTCAGGGTTGACCCTGTCTTCATCTAGGTTTTTTAACTGGTCGAAATACTCTTTTGTGTTCATTGCACCCTCCTCGGTGAAATGTTTCGATGACTCTAAACGTTGCCCAAGTGGGGGCTGCATACTGCGTGTCTGTTACGACGTGTAGATTGTTTTGCTGATCTACCACCATGTATGCAGTTTTGTTTAAATCATGTTGAATGAAATGAGCTTCTTCAATGGCTGCGGTAATATCCGTGAATATAGTGTTCATTCAGGATATTTAGTTAGTTGCTCAGTGATTAAACGGTCTAAGTACCATCGGGCTTTACGAAGATCTTCTACGGGTTTGTTTTTATATTGGAACCTGTGAAGATACTTTTTAATTGATCCTTCAAGGTAGGCATCGAACCCGTCACCTAAGCTGTCTTTTAGGTAGTCAATGCATTCAATTGCACCCGTGTTATAGTGCTTTGGTTTATTGACTGGGTCAGATTGAATGTCGTATGGGTCGACATAGTTTTTTGGGGGGTTATGGCTGGCTTTATCCCATTCAGCTGGTGTTACGGTGTTTAAACTCATTGCTACCTTCCTAGTAAATTAACATCCTTAAATAGTACCTTAGCTAATATATTAGCTCAAGTATTATTACTAGCTACATTTAAAACAGGCTCGTAATCAGTAGATTCAATAACGCTAGTAATAGCTGCAACATAACAATCTTCTACAATATTGTTGTAGCAGAGATGAGCTTCTGAGCGTGAATCAAAAACTTCCCAAAAGTCAGTGTTTGAATGGCTGTCGTGCCAACACACAATCCAAGATCTATTCATGTCGTTCTCCTTTAAAGGGCGTGATGAGTGGTCCAAGACCTGTGTTCAGCGCAAACTTTTTATCAAGCAGCATGTCGCGCTCATAGTCTGGGTCTGGTTTGGGTTTTGGTGGGAACAGTTCGTTGTCATCGTACTGTGGTCCGTCGGTTATGCTGCATGGCATACGGTTCATGGTTCGTCCTTGCTGTAAGTTGCTTATGAGTGTGTGTATCCGTCGGGTTCGATACCTAGCCACATGCCAGACCAGTGAACCATTGCGCAGTTAGAGCCGCTGCATACTGTTCTACGGAATGCTAAGTAGCTTTTGCCCTGGTTGTTTCTTGTCCAGACACGTTTTAGGGCGGTCTGTTGTGCTTTGTTAATTTTCATGATTCGTCCTCGATTTCTTGATTGTAAAAATAGCAGGCTTCTT